CAGAGGGCCAGGAGATCCTGGTTGAAAACGCCTCCTTCATCTCGCTACCAAGTTATGGAAGACAGTAGCGATCCAACCTTTCTCGACCTCGTCGAGGACGTACTTGTCGAAGCGGAAGCTTCAGCTCTTTCCCCATCTCAGAGAGAAAGAGGCCAATCTTATGACATTATTCCAAAAGGGTTCGTCTCTGAGAACCTCCGTGAGGTTGCCAGATATGGTGGCTACGGAGTATACTCTGGTCAGAGTAACACTGACCCGTGGGTTCGTACCACGTTAAAGAACTTCGATCCTCAAATTTACGATGATATCTATGGTTTCACGCGCAAGCCCCAAGGTGTGCCTGGAATGTATAGATCCCTGGAAAAGTTCTCGGGGGACAAACATCCGTTTCGAGGCCTTAGCAAGTTTCAACGGAAGGCAATGCAGGTGTCTATCCAACTAGCTAAGAAGGCCTTTAAACTTCCAGAGAAATCGGAACCTCTCGACTGGCATGAAGTGGGCGCTCATTTCCGCCGTGACACGGCAGCTGGTATTTCCTTTATGGGAAAGAAGAAGGGTGACGTGATGGAGGATATCTACCATCGTGCCCGATGGTTAGGTCACCAGATGAAACAAAATGGTCGTCGTCGTTTTGACCCAACACGAATGCGGTTTCCGCCGTGTGTAGCCGGGCAGAGGGGAGGTATGTCAGAAGCCTCTTCCCCTAAGACCAGACTGGTATGGGTCTATCCTGCTGAGATGTTGGCTGTTGAAGGACAGTACGCTCCTGTGATGTACAGGAAGTTCATGGAGTGGCCCGACTCCCCAATGTTGAATGGTAAATCGTCGCAGCGATTGTTTGTTGAATGGTCCTGTGGCGTGAGAGAGGGAGAGAAGTTGTATGGCTTGGACTTCTCAGGTTTTGACCAGAAAGTACCCGCGTGGCTGGTGCGTGTATCGTTCCAAATACTCCGACAGAACATTCAGTGGGCTATCTGGAAAGGGGAGGTCGTCTCTAAACGTGATGCACAGAAGTGGAAGAACGTGTGGGACGCCCAAGTCTGGTACTTTATCAATACACCTATTCTGATGCCCGACGGGCGCATGTTCCGCAAGCACCGCGGAGTCCCGTCCGGTTCATGGTGGACGCAGATGATAGATTCAGTTGCGAATTGGATCTTGAATATGTATCTGGCTATATGCCAGTCGATCTACCCACGTCGTCTCAGGGTATTGGGAGACGATGGTGCTTGGCGAAGTGGGAGTGATTTCTCTTTCCAGAGGGCGGCGCTTGACGCGGCGCGCTTGG